GAAAACTATGAATATCCAGGAAGAATAGTAGATATTTATTATTCATTAACAAATAATAGATATATGCCTGGTATTAATTATGTTGGTAAGACTAAAGAAAGTGTAGGGAAGTAATGGAAGTTGAATTCATATACGATAGTAAGAACAGGGTTGTAGGTGTAATCCCAATAGACATAGTAGAGGAGAAAGAATAATGGCTAAACCAAAATTATATACAATGTTTGTATCATTTTCAGCTATGGATATGGAACAAGCAATAGAATATATACACGAATTAGATGATAAGGATATTAGAAGTTGTTTGGAGGAAGAATAATGGTTTGGAAAGTAATTGAATTAAGTGAATGTAGAAATAAATACCCTAGCAGAATACAAGATAGTGTAGTTGATGATGTGTGTACAAGCACAGAGATATTTGCAACACATCATTTAGATTTTGGTAATGGACTAGAAGCTATTGAAATGTGTAAAGAATGCTATGAAGATTGGGATATGGGAGGATATTAATGTTCGCAGTAACAACTAAAGAATGTATACATTGTAGGCAAACAGGTACAGTTATGGTAGATAGGAGAGCTTATAAAGAGTTTACTCAAACACCACGACACCTTAGAAGATTGATACAGGATATATTTCCAGATCATAGCAAAGAACAAAGAGAGCAGCTGATGACAGGTGTACACCCAGAATGTTTTGAGGAAATGTTCAGAGGAGAGGGAGAATAATAAAGTCAAATAAGTTTACACGCTATTGTAAACTTCTGTTTATACTGTAATGAAAGGTTATTAATGGTAAAAATTGATATGCCACGAGATTGTAGGCAGATAGTCGTAGCTTTTAATCGTAGCTTTCGTATCTTCCCTAGCACAAGCGAGGTAGAAAGATATTGTAGGCGAAATAGATTAGAAGTAGTCAGCCAAGAAAATCAAATGGGATCATTCATTGTCACTCTTAAAAGAGCAGACAGTACAATATAAACACAACTAAATAACAGAAAGGAATTATGTTTAGTAAATTAATATATAGATACAAATTCTATAAACGAGTACGCTTAGAAGAACAACAACGGAAATCACAGGGATTAACACAGGAATTTTTAGACCAGATTAGAAAGGATATGTAATGGATGACTTATTAGAACAGGCACAAGAGAACATCAGCGAGAATGTAGACAAGCAAGAGAAAGAGAAACTTTATTTGGTGCTGCAAGAGAGCTTGAATGAGCTATCAGGATTAGAAGAACTTAATAAAACATATAAAGAGTTAAGAGATAAGGCAATAAAAGACCTATACAATGTAGGCATATCAGCACAGTCATTAGCAACGACTACTGAATTAACTAGACAAATGATACATAGGATTGTTAAGTAAACAACCTCTATTGCTAGAGGTTATCTACTTCAGAAAGGAAATAAACATTGAATAATCTGTTTATCAATTTCAGTCTAGTAGATATTGTCAGACTTAGTAACTATAATGTAGGAAAATAGGAGATAAAGAATGAATAAAGAAACACAGAAGAAGTTGATTAAAGACTTCCCAAAGAATGTAATTAACAAAGCACCACAAGGTAAGTTTGGAGATTACATAAGTCACGGCATTATCACTAAGAGATTAGTTGATGTAGCACCAGACTATAACTTCACATACGAAGTGTTGAGAGATAAAGACAACGCTATTGTAGGTGCAAAGTGTAGGTTAGAAATCCCTGGACTAGGTATCAAAGAAGATGTAGGAGATGTAGATGTACACGCTGTTAAGCGTAACTTAACTGAAAGCGAACTACTTAAACTTGCAGTTTCAGATGGTATTAAGCGTTGTGCTATGAGATTTGGATTAGGTTTAGACCAACTCTGGAATGGTGGCGTAACAGAAGAAGAACATTACTCTGCACCACAACCAATGGAAAAGACAGGTACTGTTAAAGATCAAGTCATAGAAAAAGAGGATAACTTAGCTAAAGCTAAACAAGACTTTGCTAAAGATGTAGCTGATAATCCTAATAACAAGCAAGAGTTAGCAAAGTTTATGGATGCAACTATAAAAGACAAAGCTAAAAGAGATAAGCTAAAGCGTAAAGTCTATGATGATGTAGTGTCAAAAGGATTTCCAAAAGATATTAATGAATGGGATGAATCACAAATAGAGATATATAAAGATGAAGTCTTTAATGCTAATGAAGATAAGTTACCAGACACAACAGAGGCAGAGGAAATTTTAGGTGCAAAGGTTACCTATACTGGACCTCCAACTGATGAGAACAAAGTATGTCCTAGTTGTACTGATAAAGGTAGCGTTGTAGATAACAGAGATAAGAAATCTGATCCTAAGTTCTCTAAGATACCAGACTTTGCTTGTCAGAAAGCACCTTATGGTAGTGGCTGTGGTTGGGCTGCTTGGTCAGGTAACGAATCAATACCAAGCGAATGGATTTAGAACGAGCAGGGGAATCTATAAACATAGAGAAACTTAAAGCTAGGTTGCAAAAAAGATTTCCTGATTATAACTTTGATGTACCTGCACCACCAGATACTAAATGCAAAGCACCATTTTATTGCGAACAGAACGAGATTAAATATTCAGATATGGAGGGCAATCTTTACTGTGGTTATAGGTACAAGCTGACTGATGAGAAGAATCCATTTACTTGGGAATGGAAAGTATGTCACGCTTTACTAGAGCCAGTAGATATACAAGCCAAACATAAGGAAGATGAGGTGGAACTATTTTAAAATGTTTAAGTTGCAATATAGGTGAGCTTGATCTGTTCGGTGAACCAAGCAAGATAGTAGATGGTTACTGCGAAGAATGTAGAAAGGTAATGGAATATGCAAACACAAATTATAGATAGACTAAATGAACTTTATCCAAATATGGATAAGCTACAAGAAACAGAAGATCCATTCTGTTCTTATGATGCAATGAATGACACATACATTGTAGAGATTAAGTCAAGAGATAAGACATATGACAGTTGGATAATAGAGAAGAAGAAATTTGATTCTAATATTATCAAAGCTATTGAGGAGAACAAGTCTTTTATTTATCTTACTGAATGCAACGGTAAGGTTATGACTTGGAATATTAATAGAATGATTGCAGCTGAATATGATTTCAAATGGGAGCTTAGAGATATGCCTTCCACTACAGAGTTTGACAACAATCATATGATAAGTAAAGAAGTAGGGTATCTGTTTGAAGCAGATGCTAAAGTACATACAAAGGAGATATTATGATAGACACAATGTTAAGCAAAGCAACAGAAGGTATGTTGATTGCAGAGTTACTAAACAGAAAAAATGAGAAAGGTGTTCCATTCTTTATGGGTAAAAGCATATTGCTAACTAATGGACAACAACAACTACTAGCAATTCTTCCTAACATACAGATACTTACAACACTTGAAGAAGAAGAATGAAGATAAAAATAATTGTTTCAAATAGTGGAGAGTTTAAAGACATTCAGTTTGAAGATGCACCACTACATATACCTACAGAGGTAGAAGTAATTGAAGAAGAAGAATAAGTACAGACCGTTACCTGACTATCTTACTATTCAACCAAGTAAGATAGAAGGGTTAGGTTTGTTTGCAATTAAAGATATACCTGCTTATGAAGTTATAGGAATGACACACGCTAAATGGTATGGAGAACCTGATAACTTACTACGAACACCACTCGGTGGATTTATTAATCATAGCGATAGACCTAACTGTGAGATACAAGGTAAGATGACACGCTATCTATATACATTAGAAGATATAGAAGCAGGATCAGAGCTTACTGTTAAGTACAGTATGTACTCTGTCTAAACTATCTTATAATTATCCCAACCATCTTTATCAATAGTAAAGGTTAACACTCCAGGCTTACTCCACATACCAGTTCGTGCAGTAAAGTCTATACTTGCATCAATAGATGGGCATTGAAACCAAGTTCTGTTACCTTGCTGCATCATACGAGGGTGATGAAAGTGTCCTGTAATAAGAATCTCTGCATCTCCAACAGGAAAGTCACCAAACATTTGTCCTTGCCACCACTTCATTATCTTTCCCTCTGGTCCTGTACCACCACTGTGCATATGTCCGTGTGTGAAACCTACAGTTAATCCTTTTATATCTACTGTATGATGGAAACCCTCTGGTAAAGACACACTTACCTTGTCATATCGTGGGTTCTGTTCCATAATCTCTTGGCATATCTGCAAGTGCATAGTGTCAGAGTTGTCTAATCGTGATGTAACTACCTGTCCTTTGCCTGATCTAGCCATTTCTCCGTGGTTAGCAGGTACACCAGCCAGTACAATCTTGTTTGCATAGGGTAGAAATGTATCAACAGTTTTCATTATCAGCTTTCTTGCTAAGTGATACTGTTGAGATAGATTTAAAGATACATTATGTGGTTGAGAATCGTAAAATCCGTAGCAACCTTCGGTTAAATCGCCCATAGAAAGCAAATAAATTTCGTCTACGCTACCTAGTCGCCTAACCTCTGCTACTGCTCTCTCAAGTGCCTTGTCGTATCTCTCAAGCGTTTTCTCTACACCGAGGTCAACTTTCCCTAGTTGCCAGTCACTTAGCGTGAATATGTACGCCAGATCACTCTTAATCTTCTTTTTCTTTAGTGGTTTCTTCTTTGATACTTCTTTAAGTAGCTTGTCATACCATTCATCACGAGCAGGATGTCGCCTTCTGACTACTCCTTTAAACGCATAGAAGGTTTCAACATCTCCACCTTTAAGTTGTGTGTTCCAAGATGATGCTTTGACCTTACCATCTATCTCATAATGTTCTGGATCAAAGCCCCAGTCTTTTAAGATGGTGTCAAATTTAGATTTGTAGTTAGGGTCTTGCCCTATATGTGTTATCTCTCCTAAACCAGTAGCCTCATCAAACTCTGCTGATGGTTGCCAACCTGATTTAAAATAGTTATTACCTAAGTCTTTTTTATCTTTTTTCATACGCAGCCTTTCTGTTAAGGCTCAGTATAGTCAGATTTACAGACAGTTTTCTAGGATATTTTTTTCTTTGCGAATGTTTTAATAACAGATAAAGCTGCTCCACCACCTGCAATAGCTGCAATTTGTAGATTGTTTATGTCAACTCCAACGAGTGGACTAATAGTTAACGCTCCAATAAACCCTTCAATGAAGGTCCATACTGCTCTCTCTAACATATCTTTTAGTTCTGGTGTCATTGTATTAACTTTCCTAACTTTAATTTTCTCTCTATGCTTTCTAGTTTAACAAGAATTTTGTCTAATTTACT